CGTCCACACAAGGTCCGAAAGCTACCGGGGAAAGATATCTACCGGAAAAGGCTATTAAGGCGCTCTCCGCTAAGGAGTACGCTGCTACGACTCGCGCAAAGCGTAAAGCCACGAAGGCGGGTAAACAGGTGGCGAAGCAGCCTAAAAAGATAGCGAAGAAGACGCGTTCATACCGAAAGGTACGATAGATGACCGTACTCACTAACGGATCGAAGTTTGTTACCACTGCATCAGCATTGGCGAACACAAGTGACACGGACTGTTACGTTGTTCCGTCTAACTTTTCTTCGCACGTCGAACATGTTTTGATTTCAAACAACGATTCGAGCAATCGTAACTACACCCTGAAGTATCGCGATGCTGCTGCTGGGACAACGCACACGTTGCAAACCGCACACGCCGTGACTGCCAAAAGCTCTGTGTCTGTGTTTACAGTGGACAAGCCTCTGTACATCAACGCTGGAGACAAGATTATCGTCGCTGCTGCGACTGCCGACACTTTGACTGTAGTTGTTACAGCCGAAGAGTTTTACGAACCTAACAGGTAACTTATGAATTATCTTCAACTTTGCAATGCTGTTCTCCGAGAGATCAACGAGGTTGAAATTACCAACGTGGCCTCGACTCGGGGTATTCAAACATCCGTTGCTGATTTCATCAATAAGGCTCAACGTGACATCATCAACTCAGAAGTCGAATGGCCGTTCACTGTTGTTAGTCAATCTTTTACGACTACTGCAGGAACAGCGGAGTATGCCCGAGAGTCAGATGCGAAGACTGTTGATTATGACAGCTTTACTGTACAAGAGTCCGCCTCCACATCAGAAAGAAAACTAAAGTACCTGTCATTCAACGAGTATCTCGAAAGACGTAATGAGGCCGACACTAATCCGGACACGAGTACACGTGCTCTGCCTGAATTTATTTACAAAACTCCTGATCAAAAACTAGGCTTGTCTCCCGTCCCGGATGTGTCAACGTATACAGTCCGGTACTACTATTACAAGACGGTGAGCGATATGTCCGTTAACACGGATACACCTTCAATTCCAGAACGCTTTCACGATGTAATCGTTAATCGCGCACGATACTACGCACACATGCTTCGTTCTGACGTGCAGTTTTCACAGCTTGCGTTGCGTGATTACACGGACGGACTAGGTCGTATGCGTATCGAACTCATTAATCGTAAGGACTATATGAGAGCCGTCTAATGCCAGATACTTCGTTACTGAGTCCGTATGTTGTAAAACTAGATGGTGGACTCATTCTCAACAGAGATTCGTTCTCTATGCCCCCCGGTGCGGCTTTGGAACTTATCAACTTTGAACCGGACATTTCGGGTGGCTACCGTCGTATCAACGGCTTCTCCAAGTACAATTCAAACATCGTACCGCAAACAAGCGCATCTACGGAAAAGGTTCTCGGCGTAGCGATATACAAAGGGAATATCATTGCTGCGCGAGGCACGAAAGTTTTCAAGGGCGGCACCACCGGATCGTGGACGGAAATACAAACAGGCAGGACAAACGCTGAACGCTACAGCTTTGTGGTGTACAATTTTGACAACAATGAAAAGATAATTTACGTAGACGGTGTAAACAACGCTGCAATATTTAACAACTCTTCTGTAACTGCCGTAAACACCACAGGGGCACCTGCTGATCCTGCGACGGTAGCCTTGCACAAGAACCACATGTTCTTTGCTGGCATGTCGTCGAACCCACAAGAGGTTGTGTTCTCTGCACCCTTTAGCGAAACAGATTTTTCTGCAGCAAACGGTGCAGGGTCTATCAAAGTCGATAGTGCAGTTGTACAGCTAGTTACATTTCGTAACTCTTTGTTTATTTTCTGCGAAGATCAGATTCATCAGCTTACGGGTACGTCGATTGCAGACTTCCAACTACAACCCGTGACACGTCGTATTGGCTGCGTCAGTCAACACAGCATCCAAGAACTCGGCGGTGACATCATCTACCTTGCGCCTGACGGACTACGTACCCTTGCCGGTACGGCTCGTATCGGAGACGTAGAACTCGGCACTGTGTCGAAGCAGATACAGGATAGGTTGTTACTTACCAACATTAGTCTTGATAGGATTTCTTCGACCGTCATCCGCAACAAGAGTCAGTATCGCATCTTTTTTGCTGCAGACGCTACCGTAGAGACGGGAGCGAAGGGCGTAGCTGCTGTGATGAAACAGTCTGCACAGGGCGGTGGCATGGGATTTGAGTACGCTGACTTACAGGGCATCAAGCCTGCTTGCATGGCTTCCGGTTTTATTGATAACACCGAAACAATTGTTCACGGCGGTCACGACGGATACATATACAAGCACGATGACGGCAACACTTTTGACGGCACTAACATACCCGCACGTTATCGTTCTCCTGACCTGAACATGGGAGACGCAGGTATTCGCAAGTTGATGCAGCGAATTATCTGGAACTACGAAAACGAGGGTACCGTCAATTCTAATTTTAGGATCAGGTACGATTTCAATTCTTCTGATGTGCCACAGCCCGCTCAATATGCTCTGGCTACGGGAGGTAGTGCAGCTATCTATGGTGATCCGGTCAGTAAGTACGGCACTGCAGTATACGGGTCGTCAGGTGCACCATTGGTTCGTCAGTCAGTAGAGGGTGGGGGATTTACTGTGGGTGTACGTGTCGATGACAGCAGTGGACTAGCACCGTTTTCGATTAAGGGCTATCAACTAGAATTTACTCCGGGAGGGAGACGATAAATGGCAGGATATTCCGCGCGGCAGTCAACCTACGTTGATGGCGACGTTATTGATGCAGCAGATTCCAACGATGAATTTAACCAACTTTTATCTGCGTTTAACAACTCTACAGGACACAAACACGATGGCACGGCAGGAGAGGGTCCGGTCGTTGGCTTGATTGGTGATCCGGGCGAAACTACGCCGCTAAACAAAGTCGTAATCGACAACCCCAACAATCAGATCGAGTTTTCGGTTGACGTGTCTAGCTCGTCAGTCGAACAGTTCGTCGTCAAGGACGGCGTGATCGAGCCGACAACTGACAACGACATCGATCTCGGTTCGTCGAGCAAAGAGTTCAAAGACCTGTACATCGACGGCACGGCTCACCTAGACGCCATCAACTTCAACGGCACCGCTATCACAGCTACTGCTGCTGAGTTGAACATCATGGACGGCGTTACGTCCACCGCTGCAGAACTGAGCATCCTCGACGGTGTAACGTCCACTGCTGCCGAGATCAACGTCATCGACGGTGACACATCCGCTACCTCAACTACACTGGCGGATGCTGATCGTGTCGTTGTAAACGATGCTGGTACGATGAAGCAAGTTGCATTGACGGACTTCGAGACGTACTTTGAAGGCGCACTCGATACACTGTCTAACGTGACGACAGTGGGTGCCCTCAACTCCGGATCGATCACCAGCGGCTTTGGCAATATCAACAACGGCTCGTCCACTATCACAACTACCGGCCTGATCACGGGCGGCTCCCTCGACATTGATGATGTCGTGATCAATGGCAGTACCATCGGCCACACGGATGACACAGACCTCATCACAGTTGCAAACGGTATCGCCACAGTCGCTGGCGAACTGTCTGTAACTACGCTCGACATCGGGGGCACAAACGTAACCTCGACGGCAGCAGAGTTGAACATCCTTGACGGCGTGACGGCAACTGCCACAGAGATAAACATCCTCGACGGCGACACGTCGGCTTCATCCACGACACTTGCAGATGCAGATCGTCTCATCGTTAACGACAACGGCACCATGAAACAGGTTGCCCTGTCCGACTTCGAGACATTCTTCGAGTCTGCACTCGACACGACATCGAACATTACTACCGTCGGCGCACTTGACTCCGGTTCTATCACGAGCGGATTCGGCAACATCGACAACGGCTCCTCGACGATCACGACCACGGGCTTGATTACCGGTGGATCGCTCGATATCGACGACGTTGTCATCAACGGCACTACCATCGGTCACACTGACGACACCGACTTGATGACGGTAGCGAACGGCGTCTTGACCGTAGCCGGTGAAGTGTCGATGACCACACTTGACATCGGGGGGACGAACGTAACGGCCACCGCAGCAGAACTCAACTACAGCGACACAGGCGCGTCTGTAGGTACAGTCGTAGCCAGCAAGGTTGTGACTGTTGACGCAAACAAAGACGTATCTAGCTTTCGCAACATCACTCTGACAGGTGAACTCGACGCTGGATCACTCGACATCTCTGGCGATGCTGACATCGACGGAACCCTAGAGGCGGATGCCATCACAGTGAACGGCACCGCTCTCAACACAGTAATCGCCAACGAGGCGACAGCCCTTGCGATTGCACTCGGCTGACCTTGACAATCTACAATAAATAACGTATACTATATCCGAGAAGGGATGACAAATGGCTAACACATTCAGGGTAGTATCGCATGACGTTATGCCAGCATCTAGCGGTACGCCAGAAGACCTTTACACCTGCCCCGGCAGCACTACCACAATCATTTTGGGTATGGTGCTTGCAAACGTACACACCAGTCAAGTCACAACAAGTGTAAAGCTGGTCAGCACGACATCGGGCGGTGGGCGCACTGCACAAAACACGACTACGTTCCTGTTGAAAGATGCACCCCTCCCGGTGGGTTCGTCTCTCGAAATCCTTTCGGGCAACAAGGTGGTCCTTGAGGCAGGCGACAAGATTCAGATTGACTGTTCTGTTGCTGACAAGACCAGCGTAACGATGAGCATCATGGAGATTACCTAATGCCGTACATTGGTGCAGGGATACAACGATTTAACACTGCGGATAGCCTCACTGTAAATGGTGACGCTGAAGTTACAGGCACCGTAAATCCTTCGGGTGATACTGCATCTGGTGATGCTGCTGCTGTTGGCTTTACCAGCACAGAGGGACTTATCCTGACAGGTCAGGGTAGCACGAGCGACATTACCGTCAAAAACGATGCAGATGCCACAGTTTTTACTGTGCCAACTGGTACTGATGATATTTTATTCCCTGACAGTGCTGAAATACAAATGGGTGCTGGCGCAGATTTAAAGATATCTTCTGACGGCACAAACGGGGTGTTACGAGCAAACAACGGTAGAATTTATCTTCAGTCAGATACGGGTATAAATCTCACTAAAATTGGTAACGCTGAGACTATGGCTATCGCAACGCCTGATGGTTCAGTTGAATTATATCACGACAACACAAAACGTATTGAAACAACCTCTGTAGGAATTGGCGTTGATCAATTATTTGGCCTTTCAGATACGGACACAGGATTGGCACTTGGAGCAAACGGTTCAGACATTCTTCAGATTTACACTGGCAATTCTGAAAGAGCCAGAGTAGATGCGAATGGAAACTTACTTGTAGGCGTCACGTCTTCCGGTTTGTCGGCAAACACAGGCGTTCAAGCTGCTGGTCCTATTGAAAGCAATCACAGCTTACGCGCTGAAAGTAACAGTATTGCTGTGAATGTCGGCAATGACGGTGGCTCTGGCGTTGTGGGTACAGCAACCACGCATGCTTTAAACGTATTTAGTAACAACACTACAAGACTCCAGCTTGATACTGAAGGCGTTCTGGGTATTTTCAATGGCCGCAATAGTGTCGGAATACTTAGTGGCAAAACTAGCGTTAGTCTAGCTGACGATGCTTCTGTCAATATATTCGTAAGCGGAAGCCACACCGCCGGTCGAGGAATCTTGGCTATTTACGAGTCATCTAATGGTGGTGGCTGTGTAGCCAGTGCGGGTTACAATGGCGTTTCAATTCTTCACGAACAAACCGCAAGCGGTGATTTTGTTTCAGGTGATACCGATGGAAAGTTGTGTATTGTCAATAGCCTACACGGCTTGTCATTCAAAAACAGAATAGGGGCAATT